TGGCAGGGTTTTATCGTGATATTGATTTAGGTGAGCCTGATGGGCAACTTGATGATGTTGAGAAAAAAATTGCTGAGAAAATGGGTTTTCGCGCAACATCAGATGATCGTTATAAAATTCTTGAAATGCACGTTGATTTGGACTTACCTGGATTTGAAGACACAGATGAGGACGGTGAAGAAACAGGCATTGCACTGCCTTATGTAGTAACGATTGAAAAAGGTACTCAAGAAATATTATCTATTAGACGTAACTGGGAACCTGATGATGAAACCTACACCAAGCGACAACATTTTGTTCATTATGGGTATGTCCCTGGGTTTGGCTTTTATTGCTTTGGCCTTATTCATCTTATTGGCGCATTTGCTAAGTCCGGTACTTCTCTTATTAGACAATTGGTTGATGCAGGCACGCTAAGTAATTTACCTGGTGGTTTTAAATCTCGCGGTATGCGCATTAAAGGTGATGACACGCCTATCTCCCCTGGGGAGTGGCGCGACGTTGATGTACCTAGTGGTACGATTCGAGATAACTTAATTCCGCTACCTTATAAAGAGCCGTCACAAACTTTGATGGCGCTCTTAAATCAGATAGTAGAAGAAGGTAGACGTTTTGCTAACGCAGCGGATCTACAAGTTTCTGATATGTCAGGTCAAGCACCTGTAGGAACAACACTTGCTATTTTAGAGCGCACGCTTAAGGTGATTACTGCCGTGCAAGCTCGTGTGCATTATTCAATGAAGCAAGAATTAGGTCTTCTTAAGAAGATTATTGCTGCTTACGCACCAGAGGACTATGAGTATGAGCCTGAAGAAGGAAGTCGAAAAGCCAAAAAGTCTGATTACGAGACCACAGAAGTTATCCCTGTATCTGACCCTAATGCATCTACGATGGCTCAGAAAATCGTACAGTACCAAGCGGTACTTCAACTTGCGCAAGGGGCACCTCAACTTTACAACTTGCCCGTTCTTCACCGCCAGATGCTTGACGCTTTGGGGATTAAGGATGCGCAAAAGTTGGTTCCATTAGAAGAAGATAAGTTTCCTGTTGACCCAGTGTCTGAGAACCAAAATATCCTTAGACTTAAACCCGTTAAAGCGTTTCTTAACCAAGACCATAATGCCCATATCGCTGTTCACATGGCGATGATGCAAGACCCTAAAATTATGGGTACGTTGCAAGGTAATCCGTTGCTTCCACAGATTCAAGCAACCGTAATGGCTCACGTAGCCGAGCATTTAGGGTTCCAATATAGAAAAGACGTTGAAGTGCAACTTGGTATGCAAATGCCGCCACAAGAGGATGATGAGGGTGAGGATATGAAGCAAGACCCTGAAGTAGAAGCGGCTCTAGCTCCACTACTCGCGCAAGCGGCTACACAGTTACTACAGCAGAACCAAGCAGGGGCAGCGCAACAGAAAGCACAGCAACAAGCTCAAGATCCGCTTATTCAAATGCAGATGCAAGAACTTCAGCTTAAAGCGCAAGAGCAACAACGCAAAGCGCAAAAAGATCAAACTGATGCACAGTTGAAAATGCAACAACTACAGGTTGAGCGTGAACGTATAGCGTCTCAAGCGGCTATGGCGGATAAGAGTGCGCAAATTGATGTTCTTAAAAATGCAGCGCAGTTGGGTGTTAAACAACAACTTGATGCTGGTAAGCAAACTATTGAGAACAAGCGACTTCAAGTAGAAGCACTTAAAAACGCTGCTGATATGACAATGAAGAAAGAAGATCAGCAACGTAAAACGCAGGTGCAAGCTTTAAAAGATGCGGCTCAAATGACTGCTAAAAAGACTGAAACTGAAATGAACTTAGCACATCAGGCGTATCAAGGGATGCTTGAGCGCGAACGCGCACAGGCAGAAAAAGCAGAAGACATGGCTCATCAAGCCTATCAGAATTCGCTTGAGCGAGAACATAAACAACATCATAAAATACTTGATGTGGCGCATCAAGGCCATCAAGCTGAGATAAACAGAATCCATCAGAAAGAGCAGGCTGAGAAACAACCTAAACAGCCCGTAAAGAAACCTAAGAAAGGTGAAGAATAATGGACGCATTTGATGTAGTGCTTAAGCACATTGATGAGAAAGTCATGCAATTAAAAGATGCAGTATGTTCTGAGCGCATTGACTCAATGGAAACGTATAAACAACTATGCGGTGAAATTCGTGGGCTTCAAACAGCTCGCGGGTACGTCCTAGATATGAAGGACAAGTTAGAAGACTAGGTAACACGGCCACCCCTCATGTGGTTTATGGCGGGGTGGTTCTTTAAAGCTTGGGAGAGGAGCTTAAAACCTTGATGACAGCTTGGAAAGACAAGCACTATCAAGCATAGTAACTGAGGGAGGTCGCCCGTTGAGTTAATTCTTGAGTGTGGGTTCAAATCCCACCAGTTATTATGACTTGATAGTACGCGCACAGCGCACCAGTAATGGCCTGACGCTCGGAAATAGGAGACTTGGGAACGCTTGAAAGTACAGCGACGAATACCGAGATTATTATCATGACAGCACGGAAAGACGGCATATTTTACTCCCACAAACAGGAAACAAAATGTCCAAGATTTTAATTGGGTCAAACCCCAAGAATCCACAAGTTGTTGGTAGCTACGAAACAGAAGCTACTAATGAAGAAAAAGCAACGCAACTCCCCATACCATCAGGATACAGAATCCTGTGTGCAATTCCAGAAGCAGATAAAGAATATGAAAGCGGTATCGCAAAGGCTGACGTGACACTGCGCAATGAAGAAGTATTAACGACAGTATTGTTTGTAGTTGCAATAGGCCCAGAAGCTTATAAAGATACACACAAATTTCCTAGCGGCCCTTGGTGTAAAGAAGGCGACTTTATCTTAGTTCGCCCTAACTCAGGCTCACGCTTACTTATTCATGGTAGAGAATTTAGACTCATCAATGATGATTCAGTAGAGGCAGTTGTTCTCGATCCGCGCGGCATCTCACGTAAATAGGACAAGACTATGGCATTTGAACAAACAGAATACAGATTTCCAGATGAAGATGATGACAGCGACATCGAGATTGAAATCGAAGACGATACCCCAGAGGAAGACCGTGGTCGCAAGCCCATGCCAAAACATATTGTTGATGAGCTTGAAGAAGACGAGTTAGACTCGTATGACGAAAAAGCACAACAACGTCTAAAGCAAATGCGCAAAGTCTATCATGATGAGCGTAGAGAGAAAGAAGCGGCTCAACGTGAGCATAGAGAGGCTGTTGCGGTAGCGCAACGATTGCTTCAAGAAAACCAGCGTGTTAATAATGTTTTAGGTAATGGTGAGAAAGAGTACATTACCAATGTACAGCATTTAGCACAAAAAGAATTACAAGACGCAAAGCGTGCATATAAAGAAGCCTATGAAATGGGCGACGCTGATGGGATTGTAGATGCACAAGAGCAAATGCAGATTGCCAATTTAAAATTGGTTCAAGCACATAATATGCGCACAGGCTCTTTACAAACACCTGAATATGAGGTACAACAGGCGCAAGAGAGACTACAGCGCCCTGTAGCCCCACAAGTCCCACAGCCTGACGAAAAGGCATTGGACTGGCAAGATAGAAATCCTTGGTTTGGTAAAGACAAAGAAATGACCAGCGCAGCCCTTGGACTTCATGCCAAATTAGTGGATGAAGGCGTCCCTGTAGGCTCGAAAGAATATTACAACGCGTTGGACAAAACGATGCGTAAACGTTTTAACGATAGTGAGTATTTTGGGGATTCTGGTGATAGAAAATTGAGTAGGGGTAGACCATCAAATGTCGTCGCACCCGCTTCGAGAAGTACATCAGCAAAAAAGGTAAAATTAACTCCGACTCAAATCAGCCTATCAAAAAAGCTGGGATTGACACCGGAACAATACGCGAAAGCGGTTTTAGACTTGGAGAACCAAAATGGCAGATAATACAAATGCAAGAACTACTCGTGAATTAGAAACCAGAGCGCTTACTGAGCGTCCCAAGCAGTGGATGGCACCAGAGTTGCTCCCAGAGCCTGACAAAGAGGCTGGGTTCGCATACCGTTGGATTCGTGTAGCAACATTAAATAATAGTGACCCAAGTAACCTAGCCGGCAAACTCAGAGAAGGTTGGGAACCTGTTACGCTTAGCGAACAACCAAAGTTTAGACTGTTAGCCGATCCGAATAGTCGATATAAAGACAACGTCGAAGTAGGCGGATTATTACTCTGTAAGATTCCATCTGAGTTTATGGATCAGCGTGCACAGTATTACGCTAATATCACAAACCAACAGGCGGAAGCTGTGGATAATAATTTGATGCGCCAAAGTGATTCGAGAATGCCTCTATTTAAAGAGCGTAGTTCAAAGGTGACGTTTGGAAAACAATCTTAATTTTTTAATCTAGGAGTTAAAATGGCTTATCCTACAGTTCAAGCCCCATACGGATTAAAACCAGTCAATTTAATTGGCGGTCAAGTTTTCGCGGGTTCTACTCGTGAAACTCCAATCCAATATGGGTATGGTACAAGTATCTTTTATGGTGATTTTGTCACTATCGTTCGTGGTTTAGCAACTCGTGGTGCTGTAACAACAGCTACTACAAGTGCAACTACTGGTATCTTCCTTGGTTGTTCTTACACTAGCCCATCTACTAAACAAAAATTGTTTAGTCAGTATTGGCCAGCAGGTACTTTAGCTGGTGACGCAGTAGCGATTATTGCTGATGATCCTGATACAGTATTTAAAGCAGCGGTTGTTACCTCACAAGGTGGGACTACAATTGGTAGTGCTAACATTGCATTGATTGGTCAAAACGTAGATGCATCTAACTTGGCAGGAAATGTCAATACTGGTAACTCTTCAAATGGCGTGGTTCAAAAAGCAGCCACTCCAGCGACAACCGCGTCAGCACTTCGCGTGTTAGATTTGGTTGATGAGACTTCTGTTAGCGTATCTGGTATTGGTTCATCTTCTACAACCACTATTACATTGACAGCTGCGGGTGCTCTTTCAAGCACAACGGCTATCGGTGCAGGTTGGAACGTAGCGTACATTGCACCTAATGGTCAATTAGTACAAACTGGATCATTTGTAGCGTCTGTTACTAACGTCACAACTGTTGTAATCAACCAAGCGATTTTAGCTACTAACAGTATCTCTGAAATCCCAGCGGGTTCAACAATTGTGTTTACTCAATATCCAGAAGTATTAGTGAAAATCGATTTCGGTATTCACTCTTATTACTCTGCTGCCGCTACTGCATAAGGAGATAGAATATGGCAATTTCAAGAGCACAGCTATTAAAAGAGCTATTACCGGGCCTTAACGCATTATTCGGTTTAGAGTACGCACGTTACGGTGAAGAACACAAAGAGATTTATGAAATTGAATCTTCTGAGCGTTCATTTGAAGAAGAAACAAAACTTTCAGGTTTCGCGGCAGCTGCTGTTAAACCAGAGGGTTCTGCTATCCAATACGAATCTGGTCAAGAAGCGTGGACTGCACGTTATAACCACGAAACCATTGCGCTTGGCTTCTCATTAACTGAAGAAGCTGTAGAAGACAACTTGTACGACTCATTGTCTGCTCGTTACACAAAAGCATTGGCTCGTGCTATGGCATACACAAAGCAAGTAAAAGCGGCTGCTGTTTTAAACAACGGCTTCAACTCTGCTTATAACTATGGTGACGGTCAAGCGTTATTCTCATCAGCTCACCCATTGGTGTCTGGAGGTACTAACTCAAACATTCCTTCAACCCCTGCTGATTTAAACGAAACTTCTTTAGAAGCGGCTGTTATTCAAATCGCTGCATGGACTGATGAGCGTGGTTTGTTGATTGCAGCTAAACCTCGTAAATTGGTAGTTCCTCCTGCACTTCAATTCGTAGCAACTCGTTTGCTTGAAACTGAGCAACGTGTAGGTACAACTGACAATGACATCAATGCGTTGAAAAACAACGGATCGATTCCTGAAGGCTATGCTATCAATCACTTCTTGACTGATACCAATGCATGGTTCTTAACAACTGACGTGCCTAATGGCTTAAAACATTTTGTTCGTCAGCCGTTAGCGACATCATCAGATTCGGACTTCGACACTGGGAATATGCGCTTCAAAGCGAGAGAACGCTACAGCTTCGGAGTTTCTGATCCTTTAGGTATCTTTGGTTCATCTGGTTCTAACTAAGTAAAATCAACTACTTAGGTTTACAGGAAGCCCCCTTTACGGGGGTTTCTTTTTGTAGTATGATTACCCGTGTCAAATCAACTACTGGAGAAAAACCATGAATTACCCTGCTACAAGAGAAGAAGCTAAACGTACTGGTGCTAAATATTACTTTACAGGCAAGCCTTGTACACGCGGGCACGTAGCACCTCGAAAAACAAAAGGGTGCTGTGTTGAATGTATGAAAGAAGATTGGGTTACGGATAACGAGCGCCGTAAAGCCTTACCTAAATCGGAAGCATCAAAAGCTGCTGGTAGACGTTATTACGAAAGAAATAAAGATGCGGTTATAGCAAGAGCTGATGCTAGGCCTATTGAAGAAAAGAGAAGACATAAAGACAATTACAAAAAAGAAAACCCTGACGTATACAGAATTATATGTAATGCTCGTAGACGTAGACACAGAGAGGCTACCCCTACATGGTTAACAAAAGAGCAAAAAGACAACATAAAACAGCTTTATATTGAGGCTCAAAAACTAACAAAACTTACTGGTGTGCGATATGAAGTAGACCATATTATACCTTTAACAAATGACAGCGTATGCGGGCTTCATGTGCCTTGGAATCTGCAAGTAATCCCAAAATTAGAGAACCTCAAAAAGGCCAACAAAATAGTTGCATAATCAACCAATTGGTGTACTATTCAATCCATATCTAGGAACTTAATTATTTGCGCAGATTGACCTAGCAAGCTTTACACAAGACTGCGTATCTTACGTGTATTTGGAGATTAAAATGGGTTTAGCATCACACTTTGGTCCTTGGAGACTTGGGACCGTACCTAACACAACTGGCACAACTGCTGGTACTATCAACAACATGGGCGCAACTATTGTTGCTCAAAAAGCGGCTATCGCTTACGGCACTACCGCAAATGCGCTGACTTCTGGTACTGCATTTAATGGCTCTTTAGCTCTAGCTCAAACTGCTGGTGCAGCATCTCTCTTATCTAACGTAGGAACTACGGATGCGTCAGTAACCTATTCAATTGGCGGTTCTGCATTATCAGCCGGTGTAGGCGTCATCGTTGTATCGTATATGGTGAATTTATCTGACGGTACATACAACCCAACTGCGTATACCGCGTAATTAGTCTGCGGGGGAGTTTACCTCCCCCCTTTTAAATAGGAGATTAATTATGAGTATGCAATATGATGTCAAGAGTGCGCATCTAAGCGCGGCAGGTAGTTTTTACGGTAGCCGTGTTCGTCTTAAAGGGTTTATGGTAGTTCCAACTGCTAGTACAGCGGCTACAGTTGCCTTTAGAGATGGTAGCGCAACAGGAACTATTCTATGTGAAATAGACGTACCTTCTAATACAAACCCAATTCCATTTTATGTAGCTATCCCTCAAGAAGGTATTCTATTTCAGACTGGGATTTACATGACTCTTAGCGCATCTGTAGTTGGCGTGACTATCTTCTACGGGTAAGCCATGATGGACGACCAAATTAAACTAGCTGTTCACGAAAATGAGATTAAACACTTGCAAACTGATATGGATAAGTTGGTTAAAGATATGGAAGAGCTTAAAGCTTCCGTTGCTGAAATAGGTAAAACCCTTTCAGAAGCTAAGGGTGGGTGGCAAGTTTTAATGGTTATGGGTGGACTAGGTGCAGCGTTTGGTAGCGTTGTTGGTTGGGCACTTGAACATTTCTCAGGTAAATAATATGGCAAAGAAAGCTCCTGTATTAGCAGTAGGTAGAGGTGAGAAGCTCCCCGTCTCTAAGGGCGCAGGTCTTACAGAAAAGGGTCGCAAGAAATATAATGCGGCTACTGGCTCTAACTTAAAAGCACCAGCACCTAACCCTAAAACCAAGAAAGATGCGGGAAGACGTAAGTCTTTCTGTGCACGTATGAGTGGTATGCCAGGTCCTATGAAAGATGAGAATGGTAAACCTACACGTAAAGCAGCATCTCTAAAACGGTGGAACTGCGGTGCCTAGTACAAGTAAGAAACAACGTAATTTCATGGCTGCCGCCGCTCACAACCCAAGCTTTGCAAAGAAAGCGGGTATACCAGTTAGTGTAGCTAAAGAATTTAATCAAGCCGATAAAGGCAAAAAATTTAAAGAAGGTGGTAACGTGGCTAATCTAAAAAAGTTATTTAAAGGTAAAGAAACTTATAGCGAAGAGCTTAAAGAAGGCAAAGCTATTAAGTCTGGTAAACTCACTCCTCAGCAATATGCTAAAGGTGAGAAGATGGAAGAGTCTAAAAAGATGAAAGATGGCGGTAAGTGCATGGCTAAAGGCGGTGTTACTCGTGGTGATGGTTGCGTAACCAAAGGCCATACAAAAGGTAAACAAATGGCTATGGGCGGTAAATGCTATGCTAAAGGCGGTGTTACCCGTGCAGACGGTGTTGCATCTAAAGGTCACACTAAAGGTAAAATGGTCTAGGGGACTGTCATGGCGGACTATAGTTTAAAAAAAGGTCGTAATAGAACGGAAGAAGAAAAACAAGCTGATGCCGTTTTATTTACACCTACCGGTGGTTCTAGAGGTAGAGGTGCAAACCCTGCTAACATGGGTGCATCTGTAAGAGAAAAACTTAAAAATTCTACAGTTGTTAATAAGCCAGTAGACTCTGTGCCCCTAAGAGGTGTAAGCCCATCTTTAAAAGACTTTATTTCTAAACCTTCTAGTTCGTCATATAAGTCATCGTTAGATGAGGATATAGATAAGGCGATTAGTTCTAAAAAATCAATGTTGGATACTGGATATACACCCCTAAAAGATTTAGCATCTAAACGTGATGAACCTGTAGTTTCAGTTGAAAAAGTAACGAAAGTAGTTAAACCTACATCGGCATCACCAGCTAAAAGCTCTCGCAATAGTATGGCTGATGAATGGGCAGCTTTCTCTAAAGGTAGAGAAGCCGATACCGCTGCGTTAAAAGACATTACTGATCGATATAAACAAACTGGTACATTGGTTAAAGCAGAAGATTCTGATTTACCTAAACCTTCAGAACTTAAAGACACGGACTTTAAAAAAGGCGGCATGACTAAGCGTCCACCTAAACCTGCTAAGAAAGTACCGCTTAGAAAGTTTGCATCGGGTGGTAGTACATCACGTACATCAGCTTCTAAACGCGGTGATGGCTGTGCAACTAAAGGTCATACAAAAGGGAAGTACTGCTAGTGCGCCCTTGCAGAGGTATGGGTGCTGTAAACCCTAAAAAGCTCCCTGGACGAAAAGGTAAAAGATAATGACAACAACTGGTACAGCTAGTTTTAACCTTGATTTAGGTGACTTAGTCGAAGAAGCGTATGAACGCTGCGGGCAAGAAGTTCGTAGCGGCTACGATTTTAGAACGGCTAGACGGTCTTTAAATCTTCTCACAATCGAGTTTGCAAATCGTGGTATTAATTTATGGACGATTGAGCAAGGGGTAATTCCGCTTGTACCAGACCAAATTGCTTATGACCTTCCTGTAGATACGATTGACTTACTAGACCATGTAGTGCGTACAGGCACAGGGCAAAACCAAGTTGACATTAACATCTCTCGTATATCTGAATCGACCTACTCTACCATACCTAATAAGAATGCACGGGGTAGACCAATTCAAGTATGGATTAACCGCCGCACGGGTGCAACGTACCCTGATGGCGCAACTACGGTTGTTAAGAACCCACAGATTAATATATGGCCTACACCAGACCAAGGCACGGAAGAGTCGCCTTATTACTATTTTATCTACTGGCGACTACGTAGAATCCAAGATGCAGGGAACGCAGTCAATACACAAGATATCCCATTCCGTTTATTGAACGCTATGGTTGCAGGGTTAGCTTTTTATCTAAGTATGAAAGTGCAGGGTGTAGACCCTAATCGTATCCAAATGCTTAAAGCAGACTACGAACAGCAGTTAGACTTAGCGTTCTCAGAAGATAGAGAAAAGGCGAGTAACCGCTTTGTTCCTCGGATTATGCACGTTTAGTTATGCCTAGAAAAGACCCTGAAGCACGAAAAGCATACCAAAAAGAGTATGCTCAACGTAATAAAGATAAGGCATATGAAAAAGTTAAAGAGTGGCGTAAAGCTAACCCTGAAGCTTTAGCTGAACAACGCGCTCGATATAATGCAAACTACCCAGAAAAAAAGCTTGAGAAGACGCTTAGATGGAAATGGAGAAATATAGATAGCGTAAGAGCTAAAGACAGAGAGAATCAAGCAGCGTATAGAAGAGACAATAAAGATAAAGTTGTTGCATCT